GTCAACCATGCAAATAATACTAATCCCATAGCCAAATCATCGTTGCTGCCCTCTTCGGCAGCATAACTATCACGAACACGAACAAATGTATTCAGTTCGGCAATCGTATCAAAATCACTGATAATAAGTTTATCGTTTTCAATTAGTGTCTTTAAGTTGGCACAACCAATCTTCTTGACTGATTTTGTTGTCTTGACACCAAACGATGTTGACCGTTTGAATCCTGAAGAGATAGACTGACCTTTGATGTGATGCTGTTCAGTCTTGTAAATGTTCTCATACTCCAGATCATAATGTAGAATATCCACCACTTGTTGACCAATGTTGTTGGTTTCAATCAGAGCAAACGCTTCATTATACTTCTTGGCCAATGAATAGATTATTGTTGGAAGGAATAATAGGGGTATCTTGTTGCTGCGAAACTTGGCTACCTGACGGTAGGGAACTTGTGTCACATCAAGTATATTTATCGCAGAGTAATCTAGCAGTACACCCTCTGAACAATCCACACTTGCAATGTATAAATGGTTGGGTATAGGTTGTTCGTAGATATCCAATCCTTCTTCTGTATGAATTGGATTGTGGAATGCCAATGACCTGAGTTTACTGCCTGATATCAACGTAGCATTTGAACCAATGAACTCGGTTTCAAACTCTTGTCGGAATTGTTCTTCAGAAGTGTTTCGTATTGTTTCTTCTTTCCACTTTGCGTCACGACCTGGAACTTGTGACCAGTGGACTTCAACGGTCTTGTATGTGGAACGGTTTTCAATCGCATCTGTCCACATCTTATAGAATAAATTCAATCCATTAGGTGTTGAAACAATAATAACTTTGGATGTTTGACCAGAGGAGATAACAGGATAGGTTGATGTAAAGAACTCAACTGCCATGTTGTGTGGAACAAATGCAAACTCATCTAAGAAGATTAAGTTGTATGTACCACCACGAACACCTGCTGCTGATGTGGCATACGCAAATATCTTAGAACCATTCTCTAGTTCAAGAGAACCTTTGTTCCATGTCATGATACCTTGTTGTAACCACGATGGTAGATATTCATATGCCTTTTGAATACGACCTAGAATGTCACGTGCCAACTGACCTTTGTTGGCAAGAATACCAACAGTATATTCTTCATTGAAGATTGCTGCCCATAGCATATATCCGACAGTGGTGGTTGTCTTACCCACCTGTCGTGGCATCTTTGCAATGGTAAATCGGTTATTGTGAAATGTGCGAACCATGTCCTCTTGAAAATCCCACATGTCAAATGGGATAAGACCACGGTCTACGTTGACAATCTTGACGTATGTTTTGATAAAGTATACAGGGTCATCTGCACACTTTGCGATTTCTATTACTTGTTCTTCTGTATAGGATAGTTCAGTGCCTGTTCGTTTCAGGCGGGCATTACCAAGGTATCCATCATCCATAATTTATTTTGTGATGCTTCTCAACATCCATCCATGTTTTTGATGCACATCTAAAATGTCTTGTAAAAAATTACCAACAGCAGGTTCGTTTGCATTTTCAGCAGCAACAATACCAGCACGAAGATGAATTATAAAACGGTCATTATCGGAAGCAAGGTCACGCATCATTGCTAATCCATCAGGTATACTTGTGGATTCTTGAATGTCGGCAAGTTCAAGCATACGAGCAATTGAACCTGGTGCATATGAATTCAATGCACGAATATGTTCTGCGATAGGGTCTAACTGACCGAATACTGAATTGTAATATGTATCTAAGAAAGCATGGTATTGTGGGAAATTAGAACCTTCAACATTCCAATGATATCCATGTGCCTTTAGATACAAAGCAAAGTTTGTCCCCAAAATAGTTTTGAGTTGTTCTATCAAAGCTTCCATTATTTGTTCCTAACTAGTTTTATTAACTCTGCGGTTGAACCAACAAAGACTGCCTTATCAATACTTAGTCCACTCGACTGTGCAGTTTCTTTGGGTGCTAAATCTCTTTTTCGTTTTTGTATCTCTAACAAGTCTTTATTTAGGTCACCCAAATTCTTTATCAATCCAGCAGCAACTTCATAGGCACGTGGATGTTCTGTATCTCTCGCAACAAGAAGTAGTTGGTCGATGGCAGAGTTGCCTTTGCTAATCAGTTCTCGTATATTTTCTCTGGCAAATTGTGCATCAGACACAACAGGATCATCGTGGTCTATCACCACTGGAACTGTTGTTTTTTGTTCAACAATCTGAATGGGTTCTACATCAAATAAATCGGATAGATTTTCATTTAGTTTTTTCATAATGTATTGGGATAGGTTATAATCGTTTCAGAGAAACCAAACTCATCATCTGGCATTGCATCAATTGGATTAGGTCTGGTCATAATATTAGTTACTTCGATTGCATTCGATGATAAGGATGCTACATTAAATACAGCATTACTGTAATCACCTGTTAGTCTATTACCAACCGAGATAGTTTTATTCAATCCAGTAGCAACTAAAATTCCTGTTGATGTATTGCTAAAATATTCTACCGTTCCAAATACACCATTTGCTTTGTCACGAATAGTTTCACCTTGTGCAAACACACCAAACCCATTGGCATAGTCAACTTTGACTTTTTGTATTTGCTTATTGTTATTGTCAATATACAAGTTAGTGTTTGCCGAACGAATAATCTTACCTTCTTTTATTGGTGGCCAGATGTATCCCTTAACAGTAAAATCTAAATCCCACAGTATCAAACGAGTAGTCATAAAATCACCCTCATAATCTACAGTGGAATTGACCGAGTTTAATATGATGGGAACATCATACTTTTGATCCATCGTTGGATTGAAGTTGACTGTGACAGTAAAGTCAGGAGTAAAGAAAGGTAATATCTGTTCTAGTATCTGTGTTCCATCTTCAGTATTACGAACATAGATGGATAACGAAAACTCAAAGTTGTAGGGAACAGGAACATACTGTGTATTTACTTTAGTGGATGTTGAACCAGAAAAGTTTTGTAACGTAGTTACATGTTTACGTGTTGGGTCATACGACATACTTTCCATGTTGAAAGATATGCGTGGAACAATCGTAGCAATAGATTTTGTTAATGTGGGGTCAGAAGTAAGTCGTGTTAAATACTTTTCTTTCGCACCATAGGACAGAGGAACTTTCCATCGTTCAAGTTCAATACCCGATTGAGTATGACGGACACATTGAATGTCATTGAAGAGTGTGCCAAATGCAACAACAATTCTTCGTATGGTTCTATTATAAAAAGGAGCATTACCTAACATTATACTTCTCCAAACGGATTTTGTTCCGTAAAGTCAATGATAGAATCGGAGGCTGATTCTAGTCTATCGTTATCAGCAATATCTTCAAACACTGTATTCATTGATGGTGAATCATATACATGAATAGTCCATTCGGCATTGCTTGTAGCACCTTTGACATTGCCAGAAACGAATTGACCTTGAACAAAGTATATGTCTACCGAAGCATTCGCATACATTTCACTTACATATGCCGAAGCAGTTGCAAAGTCTGTATTTGCTCCTTGATATAAAATTTCATCTTGAACAAAAGTTCCAGAACCATTGGTCAATGAAATACGAACACGTGGATAGTTGCCACGAATCTGGTCATCAACTTCCTTGACACCAGTGCTGATGTATTCGTTAGAGAACACGAACTGTTTTAGTTTCAATGCATATACGTAAACATTACCACCACGACCACGACCCAATGTATAAAACATCGCTTGGTCATTTTCATGTTCAACGAATGTAATCTCAAAAAAGTTTTGTAGTAAAGGCAAATAGATTAAGTCACCTTCACGTGGTCTTTCATATCCCATGTTGGTGTATCTAAATCGAGCACGTGAAACTAACAGTGTTACTTCATCTCGAATTTCCAAACCAAACTTAGACATGAAGTCACCTTCACCCTCCATGCCAGTAACATTTTCGAGATACATTTCGATGGGATATGCAGCACGATATTCTTTGGTTGCATCCTCACCATAGAGATAATCTATTTGGTCACGTGTTGTGCGAGGCATGTAGTAAACATCCATGCCATAAATTTTGAGAGCTTCAATAACTAAATCCTCAACGAGCAGTTGCTCAGAGGTTATCTGATTTGCAGGAAAATTATTGAAGTAGAAATTGGTTGCCACGGTTTACCCCGTGAAGATTTCAGATGGCAGTGAATTGAAGTTGTAGATTTCGTTTTCTATTTTTTCAATTTCATCATGTGCTTCTTGCATAATCCTCGGACCATCAAGTGTCACACCACCTGGCAATTGAATGCCAGCAAACTTACTGAGATTGCTTCCCCACTGGTATTTGATTTTAGCAGTGGCATATGCTTTTAAATAACGGTCATTCCATACATCGGCAAGACCTTCTTTGGTTGCTTTAGCTTCAGCAAAATTTGCTATTACTGGACTGCGAAACTCTAATGAAGTTGGTGATGAAATTCTAGCCACTTGTTTACTTTCACCATTGATAGTAATAAAATCGTTCTCCAATAGTTCTTGATCGAAGATTGTTCCTGTTCCTGTGACTGTATTTGCTGTAGTATTCGAACTCATCGTTCCAGTGAGTATCATTGATTCTGGTTCCATCTTACGATAGCACTCGGCAATAACATAGTTACCAGGAACTACATCACGTGACCAATCAATGTCTAGGAAAATTTTATTTTGTAATCTATTGAAACGAAACTGTGGTGTTCCAGAGAACAGAAGATTTAATGTGCGAAGATGTTGCATCGTAATCTCATACGACACATACGATACTGATGTGAAATCATAGAGGTCATGTAGACGTAACTGATAACGCAAGTCAAACATGTTGATTGATGCGCCAGATTGGTCAAAGGGGACGATACCAGTAACAAAAGTAACAGCATCAGGACAATAAATCCAACGGCGATTAATGTCTTCTTCTGTTATCAAGTGCTTCATGAAGATTTTCTCAACACCATCCCAATGATAGTCGTTGAAGAAACTTAACGCATCATCAATGCGGTCATCTACTTGGTCATCATCAACATTGATTTCGATGACAGGCCAACCTAATCGTCTTAGGCAGTATTCTTTAAACTGCTTTCGTGTTTGAGGTTTGGCCATGTGTTCATATTACCATTTAACAATAACAATACCCGAACCACCTTGGCCAGCATTGTTTCCACCACCGTAACCACCTCCACCACCGCCACCACCAGTGTTATCAGCAGCAGGAAAACCAGCACCAGGATTTCCAGGTGCAGCATTACCACCACCGCCAGGTGAACCAGACGGACCACCGTTAGTTCCACCAAATCCCCAACCAGAACCAAAACCATTATTCTGCGAGATTCCACCACCACCGCCACCATACGTTGCAGGAGTTCCTGAAAGAGCAGATGATATTCCTGTGCCACCATTACCACCACGTTCATTATTACAACCAGCATTGCCTCGTTGACCAACAGCACCTGCACCACCACCTCCTGCTGCGCCACCACAATCTGTTCCAGAACCATCACCACCATTGTTACCTTGACCTGGAGTTCCTTGTCCTCTACCTGCATTATTCGGTTTGTCACGACCAGAACCACCACCCGAACCACCGTTTCTTCCGTCACCACCACCGCCACCACCGCCACCAATAGCAGTTATTCCTGGACCAAATGAAGAGTTTTGACCTTGACCACCTTCAGTGTTATCACGACCAGCAGAACCACCACCACCAACTGTAACTGCAATTGATGGACCTGAAACTGGATAACTTGTTCCTAATAGAACTCCACCCGCACCACCACCACCCATACCACCACCGCCGCCACCTGCGACAACGAGATAGTCAGTTAGCATAGTTAGTCCAGTAGGAACTGTCCATGTAGTGCTTCCTGTGAATACTTGAAATCCTGGTTCGGCTGGTGGAGCGGCACCACCTCTTCGTATATTGAATCCACCTGTTCCAAATATTTTACTTGAACCTGCACCAAAAGTAGTATTGATTGGCATTTTGTTACATTCCTCTAGTTAGTAAAAATCACCACAGCAGGATAACCCCACTGTGGTGAGATAGCATATTATATATTAGTATGCGCTTGTAGCACCGTTAGCAAATGCCGTATTGGATGCCAGAATGATATACGAGTTTGCACCCCTCTTTAGAACTGAGAAGGAATAAACATCGATACCGTTAGCTGTTCCACCAAATGCAGGATTGACGTTACCAGACCAACGAGTGCTTGTTGTTTGCAGAACACCGTCAATCATCAAGTTAGCACGATATGGTGTAGCACCTTGAGAAAGCATAATACCAACCGAAATCATCTGACCTGTAGCCAAGAAACTATTGAGATCACCACCTGGTTGATTGTTTGCACGTAAGTCAAAAGAAATGTTAGCAGTTGGGAAGACATCAAAATAATACGATGAGTTATTTGCAAGAGCAAGAATAACATTACCACCAATAGCAGTTGAATAAATGTTTGCTGTTTCAGTTACAGTCTGGATGTTCAGATTACTACGAACTGCCACTGCACCAGAAATCGCACCACCACTGTTTGCATTCAACGAGTTATTGGCACGTGTGAATGCTGCATTGGCAGTGTCAAACATTGTGTTGGAATAAACCAACAAGTCAACACCTTTGACTGCTACCGAAGCAGGTGCTTTCAGGTTTGCATTCATTGTATCAATCGCAAATGAACCATCTGCAAGATTGACGTTGTTTGTTCCACCAATATCTGGTGTGTAACCTTTGAACAGATACCATTCTTTTGTTGCGAAGTCACGGATAAAACCAGAGTGTGCATTTGTTCCGTCATTGTAGTGACCAGCTAAACCAATATCAAGAATGTCGGCAGAATAGTTATTCAAGCCTAGTATAATCATTGTGTCATTCGCAACGATAGAACCCGAAGAAATAGAAACGGTGTTACCTGAAACAAACAAGTTACCAGAGATAGATGTATCACCATTAATTGTTAGGTTAGCAGAGAAAGTAGTTGCACCACCAACTACGCCACCAGTGTTTGCATTCAACGAGTTATTGGCACGTGTGAAAGCAGCAGCAACCGAAGCGTTTTGTGTAGTGTTTACACCGTCATTTAAAAGAGTCGCAGTATTTGAAGCGAGGAATGCAGCAGTAGCAGTATTAGTTACTGAAGTAATATTTGTATTTTGCGTAGCATTAATACCATCAATATTGTTTGCCGAAGCAAAGGCAGCATTGGCAGCATTGAATGCAGCAACTACGGCTGGATTGGTAGTAGCAGCAGAACTGATGTATGTGTTTGCAGCACTGGTGAAGTTATTTGCTCCAATAGAATTTAACCCTAGCTTCGGTCCAGTAACCTCACCATCAGTAATTCTATTATTTCCTATTCTTTGTGTGGCCATTTTCGTTTTCCTTTTTTTATTATAGGTTTTGTTCTATATTTAGCAAAATAAATAAATTATTGTTATCAGTCTTTATTTATAATAATCATCTCCTAGAAACTCTAGGGTATACATGACCATCTTTAGGTCTGACTCCATAATTTTTTTTCGGATACACCTCATCAGTTCGTATCAATTGATATATTGCATTACCTTTTATAGTTCCCAATCCAGTACACGCATCCCAACCAACAGAAGCACGATAGGCAGGAAGTTGCGTGTTAGCTGCATAGAATCCAATGTTGCCTGTTGTTATATCATTAAAGCAATGTGGGTTGGAATAAAACAATTGATGACAGAAACCCATCCTTTTACCAGAAAGTTGATTGAGTATTGCAATCATTCCAGCAATCATTGGTGCAGTAGCACTTGTTCCACCGACTTGAATAAAAGTATTAAGTGGACCATAAAAAAATCTATATCCAGTAGAAGAATCAGCATTACCCGCAATATCAGGTATCCCTCTAACGGTTAGTGGAGCAGAATTCAATACTGGAAAATAACTTACGGTTAGATTGTTTTGATAACTTGGCAGACCATACAGAATACTTACACCACCACCAGTTGCCGAACCATCGTGATTCCAAGTGGTTTCTAATTTTATTTTATTGTTTGCATGTAATAATAAACTTGTTCCTCCTGCTGCAAGAACATATGGACTTGATGCTAAAGTTCCAATGGTTGCAGGATACGCACCACCATACGGACCAGCTTGTGCGCCCCAATCTCCAGAGGCAGCAACTACAGTAATACCCTTTACTGCACACGATGCCAATCGTTCATTTATTGCTGCAAAAACACCGTTGTCCGTATAGAAAAGGAGCACACCCAATTCAATGTATATCCAACTAATAGAAATAACATCGGGATTGTTTTCAGTATCCGACAGTATGTAATCAAACAAATCAACATAGTTTCCTGAACCATTCGGTGCCATATAATTAACTATATTGGCTTTTGGTGCAATACCAGCAGTTAGAAATATATCCAACATAACTTCAGTGGCAGCAGGATCATTTATATCGTTCGTTTGTCCAAGCAATAAAACATCTTTAACATTAGGAGATTGCAATCCAATGTTTGAAAAACTAGAATCTATATTCTGTTGTGTCCAACCACCATCAAATGATATGATACCTATAGTTCTACCATGACCATTAAACGCATAACCTCGTTGTGATTGAGGAAAATTATATGCTGTAGAAACTCGTTGGGGAGTTAGAAATTCTGAACCTGCAATAGCACCAGCAGGAACTATACCCTCATCTACTTGTGCGGGATCAAGTGTTGGTCCAAAACATCTAAATAGTTTATCTTTTGAATAGTTATCCAATCCAATTACCGACACAATAACATCATCTAGTTCTGTTGGAATAGTTAAATTGTCAGAAAAACTTCTATAGGTTTCTGTGTTATTAGTATAATTATTTAATTGTATATTGAATGCTTGATTGAATAGACCCACAGTACCAGACAATTGAACTTTGGCAGCATCAACATAACGACCAAGTATTGTTAGGTTATAGTGTTCGGCAAACTGAACAATTAAATCTAAATCAGAATCGGCCGCACCAAATTTTTTGGTATACTGTTCATTGGATAGAGTGGGTAAACCAAAAGCTATAATGGAGTTGGCATAATCAGTAATTGATTCGGGTCTTCTTACATGTATATTTACGTAGATAACTTCATCAACATTTGTTGAAACAATTGATTGAATATTATCTGTTATCGGTCCAGAAGTATTTGCTCGAACAATAGTCGATGTGAAATCCATATTACACCTCTAAAGGTAAATACGTTACAGTTACAGTTACTGTATTAGTTGTTCCACTATTATTGTAAACTTTTATATACGCATTCGAACTAACTGATACATCATCATTATAACCAATAAGTGATGGTGTAAAATTCGTTACGTTAGCAGTCGTTCCAGTTGTAATTGCTTCAGCAATAACACCACTTCCTGGTGCTGGATCAGTTGTTATGCTACGAGTAAAGTCAGCATTACGTCTAGCAATATTACCGTATACAGTTACCCATGCACCAGTTGACACTGCAATTTTATATAATCCATATCCCTTTGCCATTGTAACAGTAAGGTTAGCAGTAGCATTGGATGCCAAACTTGCGGTTGTAGCAGAGACAGTTGTTCGAGCTGGCGATGAACCAGTGTTTGCTTTTATGAATGCAGCATTAGCTTGGTTACGTGCAAATACGTCCGTAGTGCCTCCACCACCGCCAGCATTCGCAGTTGCAAAGGCAGCATTGGCATGGTCGAATGCCGCATTGGAAGTGTTGCGGGAATATGAATCTACACCAGCACCACCAGAATTGGCAGCAGCAAATGCAGCATTCGCATGATTCCACGCATACCCAATGTTAATATTACCTGTGGAGAACGATGCATTTGCTGTGTTCCATGCATAGACAATATTAGTGGCTGAACTATTAGCAGAAGTAAAGGCAGCATTGGCATGATTACGTGCATACGTATCTGAGACAGCACCGCCAGCATTTGCTGTGATGAAAGCAGCATTGGCATGATTACGTGCGTATGTGTCAGTGCTACCACCAGCTAATAAGTTATTTGCAATCCCACCACCAGCAGTAGAAAAATCAATAAACGCACCACGTATGGCACCACCAGTTTCAAAAAATCTTAATTTATTCTGGTAGATATCAATTGTTACACCACCATTCAAAACGGTATTAGTTACTGGTTTATCTAAGAATAACTCTCCACCCTCATCACCACCTTGATTCAATGCCCTGAGTGTTCCTGTAATGTTTAATTCACCACCAAATGTTGCTCCAGTAGTATTTGCGAGAGCATTGTTTGCTTTTGTAAATGCAGCATTAGCAGTATTACGTGCAGTAATATCTGTAGTAGAATTAGCAGCAGAGTTGGCAGCAGTAAAAGCAGCAGCAATAGAATTGTTCTGTGTATTATTAATACCATCAAGAGCAGAACCAAGAATATAAGCAGCATTCGCATGAGCATATGCAGCATTCGCATGATAGAAAGATGAATTTGCAGAATCCCATGCACTGTTTGCTCCATACCATGCAAGATCAATATTGGTATTTTGTGTAGTGTTTACACCGTCAATATTGTTTGCAGAAACAAAAGCGGCATTTGCTTTGAAGAATGCTGCTAGAGCAGTGTTACTAGAAGAGTTAGCAGCAAGGAATGCAGCATTAGCAGTATTACGTGCATACGTATCGGATGTCGCAGCAACAGCAGAATTGGCAGCATCAAAAGCAGCATTCGCTCTAATCTGAGTATTGATAATAGTGGAAGCAACATTAGCATCAAATTTTGCAAAACTAATAGATGCATCACTTGTGACATATGCATTCGTTGCCGAATAAAAAGATACGACACGAACTACTTCACCACTACCAGGACCTTCAGTTATAAATGAAACTGTATTAGAGTTGGCATCAACTGTGTATGCGCTAGTAGGTTGAACAACACCAGCAATAGATACCAATAACGAAGCAGCACTTCCAGGATTAAACCCTATATCAAAAGTGCTAACGAATCCATTTGCAGTTGCTTCGAAAATAGATGGTGTTACTGGCGCAGGTAGTGATTGGAAATAAGTTACACTAGCATTAGTGTAGAAAGAAGCAACACGAACTGCTTCACCATTAGTAGGAATATCATCAAAAGTAATAGTATTCGCAGAAGAATTTACTGTATACACACTTACTGGTTGAACTATACCAGCAATGGTTACCATCACTGCTTCATCTGAAACAGGATTAAACCCTATATCAAAAGTTGATACTGTTCCATTTGATGTTGTTTCAAATACAGCTACGGTTGCTGAACTTACCGCATTAGCTTTAGCGAATGCTGCATTGGCTGTATTACGTGCATATGTGTCTGTTCCAGCACCACCTGTATTCGCAGCAAGGAATGCAGCGTTAGCAGTATTGAATGCTCTATTAGAAAAATCATAAAGATCAACACCGTCATCACTAAAAATATTTGCACGAACAGTTCCATTGACAACTAGTTCACCAGTTGTTTTATCAAAGGTTAGTTTATTATTACCACCTAGTGAACCAGAATCGTTAAACTGTATTTCTTTATTGAGTCCAGCAGGACCAGAAGAAGCACTTAATGATGTAACTGTTCCTGATGGTGTTGAGTAGTAAAGAACTCCATCACGTGAGTTAATGGCAATTTCACCATTAGCCAAAGAGGATGGTGTATTTCCAGCAACAGTGGAGTGCCTAATTTGAAGTGTTGTGTTTGCCATTTACTTTTAGAAAGAACTGCCATCTGGAATATTATTCACAACTTTGGAATTGGTTTTTTTAACTTTCGGCAAAACGGTTTGAATTTCTGTAGGCATAGATTCTTTTTTCTCTAAAGTGCTTTTTAAATCTTCTATCTCGGCATTGCTTTTTTCTAGTTGTTTTGTAATGTTTTCAATCGTTTTAGATTGTTCATTAATCTTTAAAGTTTGTTCATCAATTATTTTAGTTTGTTCAAGTATCTTAGTGTTTAAAGATGCTGCTTTTTTTAACTCATCATTCAAAGCAGCTTGAAC